AAATGCTTACCCGGAGATCTTTCGGGAAATGATTGTGAAAATGCATGTTCATATAATCCCAATTTTGAATGTAATTGCGATGATTTATATCAAAAATATCAAGATTGTGATGTAGATGAAGAATATAGCGATGATGGTACTACAAATAGCGGGGGATTTGGTGGTTCAATTTAAACAATAAACTATTATATATACAAATATAGGAGATTTTTATGGACACTTCAAATATTATAAAAAATATAGCATTCGGCAACTATGAGGCTGCTAAAGATGCTATTAATCACGCTTTATTAACAAAAACCGCAATGGCACTTGATGAAAAGAAAAAAGAAGTAGCCAAAAAGATGTACTGTGAAGAATGTAATTCTTCAAAAAAAATTAAGGATTAATGTCTTAAAATGAAACTAATAACAGAAACAACACACGATTTAAAATATCTTGCAGAAGAAACTGCTGGTGGAAAAAACTACCGCATTGAGGGAGTTTTCATGCAAGCAAATACAAAAAATCGTAATGGTAGAATTTACGAATCAAATATATTAAATAAAGAAGTTGGCCGTTATTTAAAAGAATATGTACAAAATAACCGTGCTATGGGAGAATTGGGTCACCCTGAAGGTCCAACACTCAATTTGGAAAGAGTTTCCCATCTTATCACAGATCTTAAAATTAATGGAAATGATGTAATTGGAACTGCAAAAGTTCTTGGTACACCATATGGAAAAATTGTAGAAAATCTTATTGATTCTGGCGTAAAACTAGGCGTTTCTAGCCGTGGCATGGGTTCTCTAAAAGAAGTAAATGGCGTTCAGATGGTACAAGAAGACTTCATGCTAGCAGCCGTTGACATTGTAGCCGATCCCTCTGCCCCTAATGCCTTCGTAAATGGCATCATGGAAGGTAAGGAATGGGTATGGGAAAATGGTTCATTTAAACAAGTAGATCTTGAAAATGCCAGAAGAATAATACAAAAAACATCAAAAAGAAACCTAGAAGAACAAAAATTAGAGATATTTAAGAGATTTTTAGGTCATATTTGAAAAGTTAAATATTATAAATAACTAAGATAATGAAATAGGAGAATTCAATGGATCCCAAGAAAATAGCAGAAGAAATAATGGAACACCTCTTCGCAAAACAAGAAGAAACTCTTGTTGAGGAAATGGATGAAGAAGAGGGCGATGAAGAGGAAGAAGAGGGTGAAGAAGAGGAAGCAGAAGATTCTTACGAAGAAGATTCAGAGGAAGAGTCAGAAGATTCAGAGGAAGAATCAGATGATGAAGATTCCTATGAAACAGAAGAAGCAGAGTCCGCTGGTTCTGGGGATGCATCAAAAAATGCAGCATCAGTTTCAATGAAACCATCAATGGCTTCACCATCAATGGTTGGTGGTAAAGTAAGCCAAGGAGATGCAGATTTAACAGGTAAAGGTTCAAGAGATGCATTTGGAAAAGGCCAAATGGAACTTTCCGCTGATGTTCCTGTTGATGCTATGAAAAATCAAGCAACACTTCAAATGAAACCAGTTGATTTTTCTCTTGACAAGAGCAAATTGTCAGAGGATATCAAGATTCTTTTCGGTGGAAATGAAGAATTATCCGAAGAATTCGTCAATAAAGCAACAGATCTTTATGAAGCATCAATGATGACAAATCTTCAAGCAATCACTGAAGAACTCACAAACCAATATCAAGAAGCACTTGTAGAACAAGTCGATCAAGTAAGAGAAATTCTTGAAGAACAAATTGATGCATATCTTTCATATGTCGTAGAAGAATGGATGAAAGAAAATGCTCTTACAGTTGAAAATGGTCTTCGCACAGAAATTGCAGAAGAATTCATTGGAAATCTTAAGAATCTTTTCCAATCTTCATATATTTCAGTTCCAGAGGAAAAAACAGATCTTGTTGCTGAAATGATGAATTCTTTAGAGACTTACGAAGTTAGAGTCAATGAAGAAATTGAAAAGAACATGCAACTCAAAGAGCACATTGATGCACTCACTGCACTCAATGTATTCAATGAAGAAACAAAATCTTTAAATAATCTTGACATTGAAAAAGTTCGTTCTTTAGTTGAAAATCTAGAGTACGAAAACGAATCAGATTTCCGCGAAAAAGTTCAAGTAATTGTTGAAGGTTATGTAAAGAATAAAAATTCAGGAAAAACAAGTTCAAAAATTTCAAAAATAATTGAACAAGTTCAAGATACTTCAAATACACAAGAAATACAGCCAATAAATGAATCTATTAGTTTGTATTCACATGTTTTGAATAGATCAATTAATGGTTAATTTTAATAGTCAAAATAAAACATTTTATATATAGTATTGTAATAAAAATATTAAGGAGAATCGAAGATGGACCCCAAAACCGTCACCCTAACAGAGTCAGTAAAAAATAAGTGGAAGCCAATTGTCGAGCACAAGGCTCTCCCTGCAATTCAAGACAATTATCGCAAGGCAGTAACCACAGTTCTCCTTGAGAATCAAGAACAATTCCTCCGTGAAACCTTCCAAGGTGTAACCGGTGGAAACCTTGGTACTTTCGGTGGCGGTGCTCTTAATAGCACAGGTCAACCAACAGGTGGAACCAGCAGCATCGATGCATTCGATCCAATCCTAATCAGCTTGGTTCGTCGTTCAATGCCAAATCTCATGGCATACGATCTCGCTGGCGTTCAACCAATGACTGGTCCTACAGGTCTTATCTTCGCAATGAAGACCCGTTACGGTGGTACAAGATCTGGCACTGAAGCATTCTTCGGTGAAGCAAATACTGCTCACTCAGGTGCTTCTGGTACAGCAGCAGGTCAAATGGATGACCTCTTTGCTAATGACGTAGCCAACACTTCAGCAGGCGTATTTGATGCAGGCAAGCCATTAGCCACAACAACCGCTGAGGGTCTTGGTGCTGGTCAATATCAAAATGTTAATGGAAGTACAAATGTCACTTCTGATAACTTCAACGAGATGTCTTTCTCAATTGAGAAGACAGCAGTTCAAGCCAAGACACGTGCTCTCAAAGCAGAGTACACAGTCGAACTTGCACAAGACCTCAAAGCAGTTCACGGTCTTGATGCTGAGTCAGAACTTGCTAACATTCTCAGCACAGAGATTCTTTTTGAAATCAATCGTGAACTAGTTCGCACAATCTATGACGTTGCTCGTCTCGGTTGCCAACAAGCAGATCTTACTGGTAAGACAGCAAATACAGGTGGATTGAATGCAAACAAAGGTGGCGGTATCTACGATCTAGAACTTGACTCTGACGGTCGTTGGTCAGCAGAGAAGTTCCGTGGTCTTCAATTCCAAATCGAACGTGAATGCAACGTAATCGGTGCAGAAACACGTCGTGGTCGTGGAAACTTCATCGTATGCTCACCTGACGTTGTTTCTGCTCTCTCAATGAGCGGAATTCTCAACACAGAGCCAGCATTCCGTCCTGATATGAACACTGATGTCAATGGCAACACCCTTGCAGGTACAATTGCAGGCGGCAAAGTAAAGGTCTACATCGATCCTTACTCAATGCCAACATCAATTGAAACCTACACACCAATCAACTTCGTTTGCGTTGGTTACAAAGGTACAAGCCCATACGATGCAGGTATCTTCTATTGCCCATACGTACCTCTACAAATGGTCCGTGCAATCGATCCTGGTTCATTCCAACCCAAGATTGGTTTCAAGACTCGTTACGGAATGGTTTCAAATCCATTCGTAATGAACTCTACTCAAACACCAGACGGTATGAATCTCGGTCGTAGACTCAATCACTACTACCGCATCTTCAGAGTCGATAACCTCCACGGTAACGACGCATCATACGGTGGCTGATAGAATATAAAATTCTAAGATTCAAGGGAGAGGGTTAAAAACCTCTCCCTTTTTCTTTTCCTAAATATTCTGGGAGATATTATGGTTCCATTTAGTCAAAGAATTTTAGAAAGTGCTATTCTAGCAAAAAAGAACACAAACTTTTTGCAGGCAAATGAATTTCGTTTGGTATTTCATAGAATACCAAATGTTGTTTATTTTTGTCAATCCATAAAGATACCGGAAATATCATTTGGAAATACTGTGCAACCCTCCATGTTTGCCACACCAATTCGTGTCCCCGGAACAAAAATACAATATGGTTCATTTGATGTTTCTTTTCCAGTTTCAGAAGACATGAAAAATTGGTTAGAAATATTTAATTGGATTACAAAAATACCTGCAAATAGAGATTTTAGTGGTTATACAGAATATAAAGAGGCATTCTCTGATGCCACTTTAATTTTGCTAAACAGTGTTTCAAAACCATTTATAAAAGTAGATTTTATAAACTGCTTTCCTACCGATCTTGCAGAATTAACTCTTACAACTACTGTCTCTGATATTAATCCAGTTTTATCTCAAGCCTCTTTCGCTTACAGTGGTTATGTGGTAGAATACATAGATAAGTCCTTGGAGTCTGTATCTTAAACTTTAACTAATTTATATTATGAATATTGAAACATATCGTGAAATGCTAGAGCAAGATTTGAAGTTTGATGAAATTAAACTGGATATTGAATCACTGAGAATTCCACAACTTCACGGAAAGTATCTTAATTTTTATCATAACGAAAAGAGAAATCTGCACATTCTTAAAAAGAACAAAGCAAATCTTTTTAAATTGAAGTGGGAATACTATACAGGAAGAATTTCAAAAGAAGATCTAGATGCAAACAAATGGGAAGCATTCGATCATAAGATTCTGAGACAAGATGTAGATCTTTATCTTGAATCTGACAAAGATCTACAGGAATTAGATTCTAAAATATTTTTAGTTGAAGAAAAAGTGGATTATTTAGAATCAATTCTAAAAACAATCTCCAATCGTCAATTTCATATAAGAGATGCTATTGCTTGGAGAAAATTCATAAATGGCGTAGTATGATGGATTTAACAATAGATCAACAAGACTCAGTTTATATAAAAGTATCATGTGAAAGATCGATAGCAAAAGAACTTTCTGATTTTTTTACTTTTACCGTT